TTATGGAACACGCTTATTATTGGGTAACTACATTTATACAACTAATCATAATGATTAATTTAAATCGTATTTATAAAAAACTAAAGAAGAAATAGAAAACCTTTAAACAACAAACAAAATGGAAAAAGAATTTATGCCATACCAAGAAGCATTAGCTTTAAAAGAATTAGGATTTGATGAACCTTGTTTTGGTAGATATTGTATTGTTACCGAATGGGAAGAGCCAACTGGTGAAATACTAATACAAATGTTTGATTCTAATTTATTAGAAAAGAATCTTATTAAAGCCCCAATTTACCAACAAGTATTTAGATGGTTTAGAGAAGAATATAGATTAACAGGATTAATTGAAGTTGGTACTCAAGAGTTTTCTTATCTAATTATTAATGATAAATGGAATAGACTATGTGGAACTGAACCTTTAAAATTTAATGGTACTTATAAAGAAGCAGAGCTTGAGTGTATTAAAAAACTGATTGAGATTGTAAAACTTAAACAACAAACAAAATGAAAAAACAAACAGCAGTAAGATTTATTGAATTAAAATTATTAGGATTAGTATCTTTTGATTCAGAAGAATTAAGGAAAATGTATAAAGATATTCTTTTACAAGCCAAAGAAATGGAGAAGCAACAAATCATCAATTGCTATAATCAATCGTGGCATTTTAGAGATAAGCCATACGAAACAGCAGAAAAATACTACAACAAAACATTTGGAAAATAATTTCCAATTTTAGCCTTATGGTGGAAAAAATAGGCGCAAAGCAAGAAAAATGGGCGCAATAGTGGAAAAAAATAACTTTGTAGCTCAAAAGTGAGCCGTATTTATACTAATTTATACGAATAATGAGCTTTAAAAATCCCAAAATGGGAACTTTTGTAACTTTAATGACAACTTATGACAATAATCTTTATAATATTAGCAGCTATTTGTAACTCGGTAATGGATGTTCTATCTACCAGGTATTATGTTTCTATATTTGAAAACCTTAAAAATCGTCAATTTTGGGATTGGAATATTAGTTGGCGAAACAAATGGTCTTGGGGCGAAAAAGAAAATGGCGAGAAGTTTTTTTTATCTTCAACTATGCTTTCGTTTTTAACGGATGGTTGGCATTTATTTAAAGCCTTGATGTTACTTTTTATTTCTTTAGCTATTGTAACTTACAAGCCTATATTTGGGTATTTTGATATAGTTCTATTTTCTATTATTTGGGGAGTAGTGTTCGAATTGTTTTACACTAAAATACTTTTAAAATGACACTATTAATTATTTATTGGATTGCAAGTACAATTTATGGAGTATATTGGATTAGTAAGAAGCTAGGAAAATTAGAAAATAAAGAGTATTATACTTTATTAGATTTAATAGCTTATTTATTAGCTTCTATGCTTATTACCCCATTTGCTTTGCCTATTTATTTATTTAATTCAATTAAATTTAAAAGACCTAAATGAGTACAACAATCTTAAAAAAGAAAGCAGATGCTATATTTTCGACTTATATCAGGTTGAAATATGCTGATGAAGATTTGAATGTCAAGTGCTTTACTTGCGACAAGGTTTTGCCTTACAAAAAGATACAAAACGGACACTTTTATTCAAGGGGTATTTTAAGTTTAAGATACGACGAACAAAATTGTCGCCCCCAGTGCTACGGATGCAATATAGCCAAAAGCGGTAATTATATCGAATACTATAAGAGACTTGAAAAAGAAATAGGTAAAGGTGGAATGGATTTCCTTGAACACAAAAGGCATCAGGTAAAAAAGATGGGTAAGTTAGACTATCAGGAGTTAATTGACCTTTACACACAGAAAGTAGCTGATTTATAAAAATATATTACCTTTGTAAAATGAAAACCGAATTAGTAAGTATCAAATTAGTAAAGTCAAACCCTAATAATCCTCGTATAATTAAGGATGATAAGTTTGCAAAATTAGTAGCATCAATAAAGGAGTTTCCAAAGATGTTAGAATTAAGGCCGATAGTAGTTAACGATGATATGATCGTATTGGGTGGTAATATGAGGCTTAAGGCTTGTACTGCTGCAGGTTTAAAAGAAGTGTATATAATTAAAGCAAGTGATTTGACAGAACAAGAACAAAAGCAGTTTATCATTAAAGATAATGTAAGCGGTGGCGAGTGGGATTGGAGCATGCTAGCGAATGAATGGGATTCTGAGGAATTAGATTCCTGGGGCTTGGATGTTTGGCAAAAGGCGCCTGACATTGATTATGATATATTGGAAGATGATGATGTATCTGAGCAATTAGATGACATGACCAATGGAGTTAAAAAAGCTATTCAGATTGAATTTGAAGCTGAACACTATGAAGAGGCTTACCAGTTAGTTAAATTTTGGCGCGAAAGAAACGCTTATGTTGGTGGAATGATAATGGAATATTTGAAAGCAGAAAAAGCTAAATTATGAAATTATCTAAAGGAGAAATAAAAGGCATTAAATTCTACCATAGAGAAGGAATGTCAGATCTTAAAACTTTTGAAGAAGTTATAGGGAATGAAACATATCTTAAAAAAGGGATGACTATTAATAAAGGCGAAACATGGATGGATTGTGGCGGGAATGTAGGAGCTTTTACTTTGTTAGCCTGTTCTAAAGGCGCAATAGTTACCGTTTATGAGCCTGATCCTTATAACTGCGAAATGATCAAAATGAATCTTACCTTAAATGGGTTTGAGGCAACCATTGTTCAGGCTGCTTTAGTTTACAATGATACCAAGGAATTAACTTTATTCATAGGCAATAATGGTAATGTTTGGAGGAATTCAATAGTAAAAAAATGGAATAACAAAGGGATAAAAGTTCCTTGCATTAATTTTGATCAGGAGGCCAAAAACTTTGATTGCTGTAAAATGGATATTGAAGGCGCTGAAATGCTGATCCTGGAGAACTCTAATAAAGTATTTAAAAAATTAGTATATGAATGGAGTTTCGATATAGATGACAGCTTACCCAGGTTTTGGAATATAGTTGAAAAGCATCAAAAACAATATAATGATTTTAAAGAAGTAGGTAACACTGGTAAGTTTAAAACACGCGATTACGATGTTTGGCAAAAGTCTTGGTTTCCTGCATGTACAAATGTATTCGCTTTTAATAAATAGTATATGAAAAGAGTTGATTTAGTTCTTATAGAACATGATATTAAGATCGGTAACGAATGCCCATACATTACGCCAAATGTAACTGAAGATTCTATATTTTATATTGATAACGAGCCAGTGGGATTCTACTTGACTAAGATGCCCGAAAAAATGTGCAAATTAGCAGATTTAGCAAATGCTGAATTTAGGACAAAAAATGTTCCTAAAAGCATGATGGCTCGACTTGGTAAATTAAGAGCCTTGCAGATGGGTAAAACAAAGGCTGAAGCTGAAGAAATAGATGTTGAACAATATTCTACTATTATAGGTTCTATTCCTCCAAAGCCTATGATGCGAAGGCCTTATTCAACTATTTCAAGCGTACATTCAGTTAAATCAGCACAAACATTTATAAAAGCAATGCTTCTACTTGTGAAAGAAAGCGAAGGCCTGATAAAACAATATATCCCGAAGCAATACGAACAGCAGGTTGAATTATTCAAAGATGTTCCTGAAAAATGGAGATTTGGAAACCTGTTTACCAGTTCTATTTCTAATTTCAATATTTCAGCTCCATTTCATAGAGATGCAGGTAATATAGTAGGGGCTGTTAATGTTATTATCTGTAAGAAACACAATTCAAAAGGTGGCGATTTGCATATACCTGATTTTGGAGCTACGATCGGCCAGCAGGATAATTCAATATTAGTTTACCCAGCATGGAGAAATGTACATGGAGTGACGCCAATATTACCAACACATGAAGGAGGATATCGAAATAGTTTGATATTTTATCCGCTTAAAGCATTTAAAGGAATTTAATATGGCGTATATTACAGAAGAATTAGAAAAAAAGTCTTTAGAGGCTATCGAAAAGCATAAATTATTTTTTATTGAAGATGTGGTGGCTTTTTTGCCCTGCGATAAAACAACTTTTTACAACCATAAATTGCACGAATTCCACACTATAAAAGAAGCGCTGGAAAAAAACAAAGTAGAGATTAAAACATCTATGCGATCGAAATGGTATAAAAGTGAAAACCCTACTTTACAGATGGGCTTATATAAGTTAATCGGAACTCCTGAAGAAGCCGAACGCTTGGGTACTACTTTAAAACATACTGGAGGTATGGATTTGGGTATTACTTTCAATGAAACAAAAACCTATGATACTAACGAAGAAGCAGACTAAGGCCCTAGATAGATTAGAAGATAACATAACAAGTGAGGTTATTTTTGGAGGTGGTGTAGCTGGAGGTAAATCTGCGCTCGGCGTTTACTGGATCATTAAATGCTGTTTAAAATATCCTGGGTCAAGATGGCTAATGGGAAGAGCGGTCCTTAAGACTTTAAAAGATACTACCTTAAATTCCTTCTACGATGTTTGTAAACTGCAAGGTATTAAATCAGGGCAACACTATATTTATAACGCTCAGTCTAATATAATAACATTCACAAACGGATCGGCAATTTACCTAAAAGATCTATTTCAATACCCTTCAGATGTAAACTTTGACGAACTTGGATCACTTGAAATTTCAGGAGCCTTCATAGATGAATGCAATCAAATTACAGAAAAGGCCTGGAACATTGTTAAGTCAAGGATCAGGTATAAACTTGGTGAATTTAATATTATACCAAAGATGCTAGGAACTTGCAACCCTGCAAAAGGATATGTTTATAACAATTTTTATAAGCCAACAAAGGACGGTACAATTAGCGAAAGCAAAGCCTTTATACAATCTTTAATACAGGACAATCCTTATATTTCAGAGCATTACATTCAATCTTTGCAATCTTTAGATAAGTTTAGTAAGGAGCGTTTACTATTTGGTAACTGGGAGTATGATGACAATGACAACGCTTTGATTGAATACGATAAAATAATTGATCTTTTCAGGAATGAGCATGTGCCAAATGGTAAAGGTTACATATCAGCCGATATAGCACGATTTGGTAAGGATAAAACTTTGATAATGGTTTGGTCAGGCTTTAGGGTAATTGAAATACATAAGTTGTCTCAAAAGGCAACCAATGAAGTAGCAGCATACATTAAGCACCTGGCAAAAAAGCATTCCATTCCTTATTCTCAAATTATCTGCGATGAAGATGGGGTGGGCTCGGGTGTGGTCGACTATGGATTTAAAGGATTCGTTAACAATAGTAAAGCATTAACAGGAAACTACATAAACTTAAAATCGGAATGCTATTATAAATTAGCTGAACTAATTAATCAAGCTGGAGTATGGGTAATAACCGAAGATGTAACTATCAAAAAGGAATTGACCGAAGAATTGGAATGGGTGCAAAGACATAACGCTGATAAGGATGGTAAACTTGCGGTGCTACCTAAAGACAAAGTTAAAGAACATTTAGGTCGAAGTCCCGATATAAGTGATGCCCTAATGATGCGAATGTGGTTTGAACTTAAGAAGTTTGACTTTGTTGTAATGTAAAAGTTATCTAAATTTATCGTAAATTTGTAAAAATAATTGCTTATGAATCTCATACAAAGAATTAAAGCTGCTTTTATTCCAACTCAAAGTGGTGATGCAGGTAACAAATATAACCAATCTTTATTCTCTTATTTTAACGGAATATTCTTTAACATACCAAACAATCCAAGAGCGTATGTAAGAAATGGCTATCAAGGTAATCCCGATGTATTTGCTATTATTAATATGATTGCTAAAAAGGCTGCTTCAGTTCCTTTTTATGTTTACGAGATTGATAACAAAAAGAGTTTTAATAGAACAAAGAACAATCCAATTAACTTACTTAAAAAAGGATTAACGGAAGTTGAAGGAACAGACTTAAACAGGCTTATAGCAAGACCTAACGAAATGCAATCTCAACAAGAGTATATTGAATCTTTAGTTTCTTTTTTAGAGATTACAGGTAACGCTTATTCTTATAAATTTATGCCTGAAGTTGGTAGAAATAAAGGAGTTCCTACTAAACTTTACCCTTTACCATCACAATTTACACAAATTATAGGAAGCGGAACTTTTGAGCCAATTAGTGCATATAAGCTACAAATAGGAAACCAAGAAATTGAATTTAAAGTAAACGAGGTAAACCATATTAAGTTCTTTAACCCTGACTATAATGTTAGTGGTAATCAGCTTTATGGTATGTCTCCGCTTATGGCTGCTTGGGAAACTGTTTCAAGTTCTAACGAAGGTACAAGGGCAAAAGCTAAAGCATTTATTAATGGTGGTGCAGCAGGTCTTTTGTTTAGTGGCGATAAGGATGCAATGTTAGACGGCGAACAAATAAGCAAGATTAACCAACAAATAGACACAAAGCTAACAGGTGCAGATAACTACAAAAGAATTGTAGCTACTAACGGTATTGTAGATTATAAGCAAATCGGAATGAGTCCAGCAGATTTAGAGATTATCAAATCAATCGGAGCAGATAGGGACACTTTATGTAGAGTTTTTGGAGTAGATCCTATTTTAATGGCTACGGATTCAAGTTCTTATAATAATAAGGAATTAGCTTACAAAGGATTAGTAACAAACACAGTTATTCCTATTCTTAATATGATTAGAGGTATGTTTAACGAGGTTGCTTTGTACTACTCTTTAAGAGATGGCAAAGAATACTACATAGACTACGATGTTCAAGCGTTTCCTGAAATGCAAAAGGATATGGAGAAGATAGTCGCACAGATGAAAGAATCTTGGTGGATTACTCCTAACGAAAAAAGAGATGCAATGAATTACGATAGATTAGACCAAGAAGATATGGATAGGATTTTAGTTCCTGCTAACTTAACTTATCTTGATGAATTAGGAATGGCGGATAAAGCGTTATAATGACACAAGAAGAATTTGACACTAAACTACAAAAGTATTTAGAGACTTACGGCTATCGTTTATTCTCTAAAGCCTTGAAACAATCTATTCAGCCTATTATAGATGCTTTAAACGAATCGGAATCGGTTGCGTTTACAAACTCTATTGCTGGGATGCTTTATACAGGTGTTCCTATTTCAACGGCTATGCAAACCTTTTATAATACTGCTTGGAATAAACAATCACGAGGTTATGTTAAATGGCTAAAAGCTAACTTACCACCTGAAGCTACAATCGGTGTAGGCTTTGAAAATCCAATAATGGATGCAGCTTTAAAAGATTACTTTAATACCATAGGCGGTCAACACATCAAAGATATTAACGATACAAGTCTTAAAAGGATTCAATCAGCATTCCAAAGAGCGTTAGAGAATAACGAAGGATTTAGGGGAGCAGAAAAAAGATTAATTAAAGAAGTAGGGATGTCAAAGACAAGAGCAAGATTAATTGCAAGGACTGAATCTTTAATGGTAACTAATGCTGCTAAATTTACTCAAAGTGAATTGATGCCTATTGAAATGGAGAAGACCTGGTTACACGACCATCCAAAGATGCCGAGAGATTGGCACATAGCTTTAAGTGGTAAAACTATTGACTTGGATAAGAAGTT